TGACTCATCACCTTAACCAGCCTATTGCCAGCAAGTTTAATTCAGTCACTCCCGTGTCAAATCCGTCGATTCAACAAGATAAGTATAACCCAAGTGTATATGGGTGTCAACCCCCTAGATTTAGTGTCATAGGATACACACGTACTAATGTATCTTTTTGTTAAAAATATTATTCATAAATAAAGCTACGTTAGAAATACTCAAAGGTATATGAGGAAATTTTTACCTTTAGTTATGTTATTGATGACAGGTTCTCTAACAGCACCAGCCCGTGCTGACCTGACCCATAGAATGACCTCCTCAACACAGCTAAGTGTAAACGGAGCTTATACCGATGCAACTCGTATAGGTAGTACTTACACTGTGTCTGGATCTAATATCAAAGTGGCAACTGATGCCCACTTCGGTAAACTAACTGCTGGTACTGCAACAGCAGCAGCAACACTAGACGTTGGTGCATACGACGTAAATACGGCGGGCTCGGCTTTCAGCTTTAGTGAATCCTGGACTCAAGGAGACGCTGTAAATGCTATCGGTTCTGGTGCTGATGTAACCAGTGGTGTAGTAGCTGACTTACCAGCATACGGCGAAGTTTTAACGATGTCTGGTGGTGTTGCTGGAGACTTAGCTGGTACGATTACCTCCGCAGGTGTGACGACTCTAACCGCAGGTGGAGCTGGCACAACAGCTACGGGACAATTCGTGACTGAGATAGAACTTAGATAGTCATGAAACGGATACTAACAGTATTACTACTGCTTAGTGGTACAGGTGCTGCAAGAGCAGTACCCGTGGTCCCAAATTTTACCCAGGGATCAATGACTAGTCATACTGAAACAACGTCTACCGTAACGGAGACAATAAATTCGATGGACTATAACACAGGCTGGCAGTATGTAGTGACTGGGTCCAACGTAGAATCCAATGGAAACCTAACGCCAACAGGAGAAAATTCTATTAACGCAACACAAGTAACATTAGACGGAGTGACTTCAACATGGAACGGATTGAACCTACAAGACAGACCAGAATTCTCAATAGTAACACCAGGAGCAGCCTTTCAATTTACCGAAACATATCAAGGTCCTGGTCTTTCAAATCACACCGTAATTCAAAGAACGACAACTATAAATTCAGTCACCGACACAACAAGTACTTTCACGCAATAAAGAAACTATGTCTACTACTTGCGACAACTGTGGTTGCAACCCCTGCATATGCAGCAGATGTAGGAGGGGTTAGTGCAACTGCCAATCCAATAGCGAACTCCTCCGGCTCGGTTACCAATCAAGCTATCCAAGTTCTCCAAGGTCCATACATAACTAATACTTATGGTAATGGTATTCAATGTCAAGGTGCGACTATGAATATTACACCCTATGTGACTGGTGGTATGGCATTTAAACGACCATATGAAGCATACTATGACGAGCCAGTATATGACGTTCATGATGCTGATGACGATGGACAGATAGATAATCCAGGAAATATTTTATATTATATGCCCACAAGAACTAATCAATCAGACAGTTATAATGTATCACTAGGACTCTCTGCTACATGGTCACGACCATTAGATAAGAAGTTACAAGATCAATGTAAAGAAGCAGCACAGGCAAGTATCAATCAAATGGTACAGTTGACTGCTAATAAAAGATTAGACTTTGAATTAGCAAGACTTAAAAACTGTGGTGAACTTATGAAGGCT